AATACCGAGCCGAGAACAAGGCCAACCCTTACCGGGTGCAGGACTATGTCGGCAAGGATGGGAACATGGTTTACCGGGACAAGGAGCGTCCGATTACCTTTCGTGGCTTTGAAGGATGGCTTGCAGAGAACGGGGTTTGCTATGACCTTTCGGATTACAGGAAGGGGACTACGGACTTTCACAAGACATTCTCCCCAATCATTACACGCATAAGGCTGACCTGCGACAAGGATATGCTGGAGGGGTCAAGTGCTGGCGTTTACTCGGCCAACATCGCCTCACGTCTGCTTGGCTTGGTTGACAAGCAGGAGAACACTGTTCACATCGAGCAACCCCTATTCCCCGACAATGACTGATTCTATCGTTGAGGGAGTCATTGACCAATTCAGGACAAGAGCCGAGCAGGGCGAAGCCAAGTACGGGACGACCATGGACCGCAACGACCTGACCCGGATGGAGTGGATTCAGCACTTACAGGAGGAACTGATGGATGCGGTGGTTTACCTGCAAAAGATAAAGACCCTTGAAAGAGCAGGAGAAGTTCATCCGAACCACGGCCGTAAATAAGGTCCGTGAGTTAAAGCGGTTCGTCAAAGGGGTACAAGGCGGTTCCAGTGCATCCAAGACGTATTCCATCCTTGCAGTTGAAATCGACTACTGCACTAAGAACCCTTACACGGAAACGAGCGTTGTAGCCGAGTCCATCCCACACCTCAAGCGTGGGGCCATGAGGGACTTCATGAAGATTATGACCGTGACTGGGCGGTTCAACGCTGCCCGATGGAACGCCACCGACTTTCGATACAAGTTCGCTAACGGATCTTACATCGAGTTCTTTTCGGCCGATGACGATTCCAAGTTAAGGGGTGCAAGAAGGGACAGGCTTTACATGAACGAGGCCAACAACCTATCCTTCCACGCTTACACGGAATTGGCAGCACGGACCAAGCAGTCGGTCATCCTTGACTGGAACCCGGTCAATGAGTTTTGGTTTCACTCCGAACTGATGCACGATGAGGACGTGGACTTCCTCATTCTAACTTACAAGGACAACGAAGCCTGCCCCAAGAGTGCAAGGGACTTCATTGAGAAAGCGAGGGTCAAGGCTGAAACTTCGGAGTATTGGGCCAACTGGTACAAAGTCTACGGCCTCGGTCAAGTCGGGACGCTTCAGGGTGCGATATACGAGGACTTCGAGGTCGTGGAGGGTATAGATGTCAGCCGAGCGAAATTCGTCGCCCTTGGGCTTGACTGGGGCTTCAGCAACGACCCTACGGCCTTGGTCGCTATCTACCGCCAAGGGGACTGCTTGCTCATCCAAGAACTGCTCTACGCTACGGGCCTCACGAACCAAGACATCGCAGACAAGTTGCGGTCGCTGGGCATCACAAGGGCTTGGGAAATCGTGGCGGATTCAGCAGAACCCAAGAGCATCGAGGAAATCTATCGGTTAGGTTTCAACATCAAGCCAGCGGAGAAAGGCCCCGATTCGGTTCGGAACGGCATCGACATCCTGAAACGATTTAAGTTGCAGGTTACCAAGGATAGCACAAACCTTATCAAGGAACTGCGGTCCTACACTTGGGCAACCGACAAAGAGGGCAAGAACACGGGGGTCCCGATTGACTCGTTCAACCACGCCTGCGATGCGATGCGGTATGTGGCACTCAACAAGTTACGGGTCAGTAACTCAGGGAAGTATGTTGTGGTGTAACTTTGCAGGACTAAACCTCAAAACCATGAACCTAAAGCACATCAAAGACGTAATCCTCATAAATTTAGGCGATATTCCTCGAATCGTGGAGTTCTTTCTTACGCTTACATTGGTGCTAACCGGTGCGACTGTCATTACGGCTATTGCTTGCATTATTGGCTACAAGGTGGCTCTTTTCCTTTGTGGGTTACTTGGTATCGCAATATGAACACCGAACGCATCCTTGACCTGCTAATCGAAATCGGCAAGACGCTTGCAGCCATTTTCTTCATCATCACCCTTCTAACCCTCCTTTGGACCTTATGAAAGTCGTCCACTACTACCACATCTACTGCGGAGGCAACTGGCAGTTAATCCTGAACCAGCACATGATGGCGGTCTGCAACTATGGCCTCATCGGGGTCTTGGATGAGATTCGTGTAGGTATCGTCGGTCCACCCGAACAACGCAAGGCGGTCAAGGAGGTGCTGGAGAACTCGATGGTGGCCGATAAGGTCAAGGTCGTAGTTACCCGGACCAACGCTTGGGAGCAGGCTACGTTGACTGAAATGTACCGGGCCTCGCAGGAAGAGGAAGCCGTGTACCTGTACGCCCATACGAAGGGGGCAAGCGACCCATCATTGATAAACCAGTTGTGGAATCGCAGCATGACCTTCTTCAACGTCGTGGCATGGGAACGCTGCCTGCAACTGCTGGAGGGCGTGGATGCAGTCGGATGTCATTGGATAACCAAAGAGCAGTTTCCCCACATGGCTGACCAAAACAACCCCGAAGGCTACCCCTACTTTGGTGGGACCTATTGGTGGGCCAAATCCTCCCACATCAAGGAACTCGGTGAGCCTGTACGGTACCACCGCTGGCAGGCCGAGCATTGGATTGGGAAGAAGCCTGACACGAAGGTCCACGATACCAACCCCGGATGGCCTTCGCCTGAACGCTTTGTCATAACCTTCTAATGGCCTTCATCAATATCGTTACGCCCTGTGTAAGACCCGAAAACCTTGGGGCCATTGCGGATTCAATAAACATTCCCAAGAATCATTACAGGTGGATTGTGGTGTTTGATGCAGACGAGGTTCCATCCGTTGGAATTCCTGCAAATGCAGAGGCACACTCCTATCACGTTGAAGGAGGTTCTGCTGGACACGCTCAAAGGAACTTCGCAAATAAACTGATTCAAGGTGGCTATGTTTTGCAAATTGATGATGATACCATCCTGCATCCTGATTTTTGGGAAGCGGTCAAGGAATGCACCGAGGACTTGGTATGTTGGAAGCAATGCCACAAAGACGGCCTACACCGCCTAAATGCAGGTGAGTGGCATCTCGGCCACATTGACACCGGGTCTTTTATGGCTGACCGCAAAGTCATAGGCGACTCTCAATGGATTTTCAACCGATACGATGCGGATGGATACTTTGCACAAGAGATGCGAGCCAAGACCGAAAGCGTTAAAACAATTCAACAATACCTTTCATTTTACAACTATTTACGATGAAACAAGACAAAGCCGAACGCTTGCAGGAATTACGCAATACACCGAGGGTTTATTGGACCGCCCTTGAGAATGAAAATAAGGTGGATGGCCTCATTGACCTTTGCGAAAAGTACCTCAAGCCAACGGACAAATGCGTAGAGGTTGGATGCTTTTCAGGGGTGAGCAGTCAGGTCATCGCCCTGCATTGCGGAGAGTTGCATTGTGTTGACCCTTGGTCTTGGGGTGCAGTAGCACAAGCCGAGCAAATGTTTGACTCAATGCTTGCGAATTACCCCAACATCGCAAAGGTTAAGATGACCAGCGTTGAGGCATCCAAGCAATATGCCGATGGCTCTCTTGACTTCGTTTACATTGACGCTGACCATTCCTACGCCTCGGTTGTGGAAGACATCAATGCTTGGAAGCCGAAGGTCAAGCCGGGCGGTTACATCGCAGGACACGACTCGTATATGCCCGAAGTTCTAAAGGCGGTTATGGACTGCCTCGGTGAACCCTTGCAGTACTTTACCGACACCTCTTGGATTGTCAAACTATGAAACTCCAAGACCTCACCATCGACCAGTTCCAGCGCATCGGAGCCATTGAGTTCAGCAGCGTGCTGGGCGACTACGACAAGCGTGCAGGAGTCGTTGCAATCGTTGAGGGGGTTGATATATCACTCGTTCGAGAAATGCCCGCCAAGAGCGTCCTAAAGCGTTACAAGGCCATCATAAGCGAGTGGAACGCATTGCCTGCGTTGGGTTACAAGCGAAAGTTCAAAGCCGGGGGCAAGTGGTGGATTCCAACGGTGTTCACGGATGAGTTGACCGCTGGTCAGTTGATAGAGTTAATGGACGCAAACACCACGGACGAGAAACAACTGCTCCAAAACCTTCATCGAATCATGGCGACCTTGTGTCGTGAGGGCGGTCTATTCGGATTCTTCCCGAAAAAGTACGACGGGGCTGCCCACGCAGAACGAGCCGAACTCATGAAGAAGCACGCCAAGGTGGGCGACGTTTGGGGGGTTGTCAGTTTTTTTTTGCTAAGTTCCGAACCCTACTTGAAAGTTTTGAGCGATTATTCCAAGCACCTGATGAAGACGGCAGGGGAGTTGACGTAAGCCCTCTCGCTGGCTACGGATGGCTCATGGTCGTGTGGAGGATGGCTAACAAGGACGTTCTCAAGTTCGATGCCATCTTCGCTATGAAGGCGGTGGAGTTCCTGAACTATGCGCTCCTGATTCATGATATTTTGGAGGCAGAGAGGATGGAAGCGGAGCGGGCAAGACGCAGATAGACACTATCCGGCACGGGGGACATTTACCCGTATGGAGTTCAACGTCTTTGTAGGGGGGTCAGGAAAGAAACTGACCGATATCCAAAAGGAGGCCCTTGCTGACTTTGGTGTAGCCCTTGAAGATGGGGCCATTGAGAATAAGTCCCACGCATTGGTGGTCAAATGGCTGGAAGGAGTGGTACGCCTTGCGAAGGAGAACCTCGCCAAGTCGAACGCCATCGCAAGCAATGCCCTCTCGCAGTCCATCACCGTTACGCCTATATCCCTCAACGACCAGTCCTTCGTTGTCGCTATTGAGGCAGCGGATTATTGGAAGTTTGTGGACCTCGGTGTCAAGGGTGCAAACTCAAGCAAGCGTGCGCCTAACTCTCCTTTCCAATACCGGGACAAGCGTCCACCTATCCGTCCGATTCAGGAGTGGATTGCATTCAAGGGCATTCCGTTGGAAGGCCGGGACAAGAAGGCAGCAAACAGGTCCTTTGCCATCAACATCGCCAACAAGATTCGGAGGGAAGGTCTGCGAGCGACCAACTTTATGAGCAATGCAGTAAGCCCCGAAATGATAGAGGTCCTGACCGAGAATATCGCAGAGGTCCTTGGCAAATCCATAAGCGTAGCAACCAAACTATAAAATGGCAACAACCGTCCTTTCCGGGTCGCCTCTCGTAGCAACCCCCGTTTACAACAAGATGCTCTTCAAAGTCAGCGGTTCGCTGATTGCACAACCGAACTACCGCTACGTCTGCGATGTCAAGAACCCAGCAGGGACCACCCTTGCCCGGCTCAAGTGCGACAAACTGCCCTCCACCAACTTCGGCTTCTTTGACGTTGCCAAGGTCGTTGAAACGCTGATTGCACCTACCAAGCCATCGCTGACCCAAACAGGTTTCGTGGACCATGCCGGGTACTATTCGGGATATCGCCTCGACTTCATGGAGGAATACGGCAACACGCCTGTCGTGCAGACAGGAACCGTTACCACCGTTAGCGGGGTCATGGGGTTTGCGGGAAACTTGGAGCAGTTGGAGTTTCAGGACTGGAGCCTAAGCCCCTACTTCCGAATCGGGTCCTCGTTCAACTCCGTGAAACCCTTGACAACACCTACGGCCTTCACTGTGTACCGTGGAGGCAAGG